AAAAATAATATGCGCCAAGACCCACAAATTGAAGAGAAAAATAAAATACATTGGATTTCACTCTTAGAATACTCATTTCCTAAGGATTTATCAGAAGCAGAAAAAGTAATTATTAGAAATAATGTTGAGCTTATTTTGACAGAAATCGCGGAAGAAGCGAGAAAGATAGGGAGTGGACTAACTTTTTAAAGAATAAGAAAGTTGAATAAATTAGATATTTATGGTAAAATGAGGATTATTGGCTAAAGAGAGCTTAAAACTTGGCTTATAATAACGATTAAAAAAAGAAAGTAGTAGTATGGGTTGGCAAAGTTAGGAATAAATAAAAATGGCAAGACAGTTAACAAAAAAACAAAGGGGGTTCGTAAAAGATTTTATAAAGACAGGCAACGCCACAAAAGCGGCTTTAAATAACTATGATATTGAATCGGAAAACAAAGAAAATGTAGCCGGAAATATTGGATATGAAAACGTGAGAAATCCAAAGATACAAGAAAGTATAAAACCAGCGCTTCAAAGATACCAAAAAGAATTAACAGCGATTCTTGACGCAATGGAGTTAAAAGACAAGAACAGTGAGGAGTATAGAACGCTTATTGATGCTTCAGATAAGATTCAAAAACAGATTCAGTTGTTATCAGGAGGATTAACGGAACGCGTGGCTGTTATTCAATTTGATGAATCATTTAAAAAAAGAAATGAAACTACATTCGGCCCAGAAACAAGTAGTAGAAAGTAATAATAGATTCAAGGTTCTTTTAGCAGGAAGGCGTTTTGGCAAAACAGTTTTAGCGGTTGAAGAATTGGTCTTTAACGCAATTTCTAAGCCTGCGGCGAGAGTGGTTTATATCGCTCCTACTTTTCAAAGCGCGAGAGATATTGCGTTAGAGCACTTATTGAAAAGAATTGAGAGAGTTGTTAGTAACATTAACGAAACACGATTAGAGTTGGAAGTTAGTAATAAATTTGGCGGCAAAAGTAAGATATTCTTACGTTCTTGGGACAATATTGAAACATTAAGAGGACAGGCATTTGATTTTATAGTGCTTGACGAGGTGGCTCAATATAAAGCATTTTGGGCCGGTTGGCAGGAAGTTTTACGGCCTACTTTAACTGATAAAAGAGGACACGCTCTTTTTATTTCTACCCCTAATGGTTATAACCATCTATACGATTTATGCAACCTTGAATTAAAAGACACCGATTATAAAACTTTTCACTTCACGACCTATGACAATCCCTATATTCCGGTTGATGAGATTGAGAAAGCCAAAAAAGAACTAAACCAAGAGCAGTTTTTACAGGAGTATATGGCCAGTTTTCAGAAGACCAGTGGATTGGTTTATAAAGAGTTTTCAAGAGATAAGCATTTATACGATGAACTTCCGCAAGGAACTTGGAGTAAGATTGCCGGCATAGATTTCGGATATACTCACCCGGCCGTTGTTTTGGATATAAGAACCAATGGCGAACTTTATTTTATTGAAGACGAATGGGTTAAAACGGGTCGGACTGAAATACAAGTAGCCGAATATGTCGCCGTCAACAACTTTGAGGCGGTTTATCCTGATCCTGAATCGCCAAGCGCTATAGAAGAATTAAGACGAAAGAACATAAATGTCCGGGAAGTTATCAAGGGCAAAGATTCCATTAAGTCGGGAATACAGAAAGTCAGGGAACTTCTGATAAACGGCCGACTGAAAGTAAACCGAAAGTGCGTCAATATGATTGCCGGTTTTGAAATGTATTCTTATGATGAAGATAATCTAAGAGAGAATCCGCTAAAAGAAAATGACGATTGCGCGGATGCAATCCGATATGTCCTTATGATGGCTGATTTTAAGCCAGAGTTAAATAAAGAAATCCAACAACATCTTGATAGCACGAAATATAGAAAACAAAGAGAATCAACAAGATGAAGATTGAGGACATAAAAATCGTAAAAGAACAGCCGCCGTTTCTGCTGAAAATAGTATCGGCAGGGATGCGTCCTCAATTTGATACTATTTTTCCTTGGTCGCCAAATATTTTTAATCCCAGCGGTTTAGATATTCCCCCAGATATTTTTATTCACGAAGTGGTTCATATCAGACAACAGGGTAATAATCCTGAAGCATGGTGGCAAAGATACATAACCGATAAAGATTTTAGATTTGACCAAGAACTGGAAGCCAACCAAGAGCAGTATAAGTTTGTCTGTAAAGTATTGAAAGACAGAAACCAAAGAGTCAGAGCTTTGCTGAAGATCGCGAATAATTTATCCGGAGAAGTATATGGGAATTTAATAACAACCAATAAAGCGATGGAGTTAATAAAAATATGAAAGACAAGAAATTAAGAGAATGGTTTGGATTAAAGTATTTAGAAAACAGCAGTAGGGTGAGAATGCCCAGAAACGCGCTTGAAACGTTGGATGAATTGGAAAAAAGAATAAATATGGTTGAAATGCTTTTAGGCGCTGTCGTCAAGCATTTGAAACTTAAACCGATATCTTATATGAATGGCGGTGAAATGAAAATTGGATTGTCGCCTGAAAATGAAAAATAAATTGCGGTTAAGCATTTTAATACCGGCCAGAAACGAAGAGTTCTTACAAAAAACCATAGATGATGTGTTTGAACATAGCGAAACGGATACGGAAGTTCTTGTTGGGCTTGACGGATGGCATACAAAGCTCAAAAAACGCCCCAATTTAAGGATATTCCGCAAAAGTAGTCCCATAGGTCAGCGAGCGATGCAAAATCTGCTGGCGAGGCAATCAAAGGCCAAGTTTATTATGAAGCTGGATGCCCACTGTTCTCTTTCTCAAGGTTTTGACCGGATAATGCTTGAGATTAAAGATTTAATTTTTCAATTTTGGGATGTGGATAACTTTGAGATGCTTCACGAAGTTAAGGCGATACAAGGAAGGCATTCATGGGACACTTCTTTAGAAAAGTAGATGAATTTCCGTATTCCCGCGACCAAAAACAAATTGATTTGTCCTATGAGAAGTCAAAAGAACTTGCGTTAAAAATTTATTTGTAGTATAATGGTTATATTATGTCAAAAAACAATCTTCGAAATAACATTGTGGCCACACCCCTCTTCGTAGGTGTCAGCGTAAGCTGTAAGGCTTGCAATGTAGCCGAGAAGAGCATCTGCGAATAGAGGTGTGGTTTTTTGTTTTTTCATAACACAATTTTTAACAATAGAAATCTAAGGTTTCAATGAGGGACAGACACCTAAGGTGTAGCGTGGAAACAAGTTGGACACTCTTGCCACGCCTTATAGTCTGGGTCGCATTGAAACAAAACACTTTAACTTCTTTCATCCGCACCAGTGGACTTACAAGACTGGACTTAAACGGACTGACAAGATTATGAGTTGGTTGTTAAGCGCTCAACTCGTTAAAACTGATTTCTTTACTAAAATACATAAATTAAATTAAATTTGCTTGCTGCTAACTAACAGAAGTAAAAGTGTCATTTATGGAATTAAATTAAAGAATTATGGAAATTAAGAAAATCGGGAAAATGGAATTTTTTGTTTCAAAAACTCATAAGAAGTTAAATAAACTTGAAATAGAAAGATTGGTTGAAAAAGTTTATTATTTGAGGCACGGGGGTAAAGGATTGACGAATAAGAAAAATATAATAAAAAGTTATATCAAGCAGATTTCAGATTTTATTGGCGATGATGGAATTAGAGAATTGGATGGATATGTTGCCATTAAAGATTTAAAAGGGATTGTTTATATTTATACTATGGCAAGTTGGCATAGGGCGTATGGAGCGAATAGGTTGCCACAATTTAGTTAAAATAAAAACCAGTGAAAATTGCGAAAATTAAATATATATGTTATAATGATTTTACCAGCCAAGAGTGCTTTAATGAGAAAACTTTTAATAACTAACCATAACTGGCAGGACATTTTTTGAAACAAAGCGTTCACGAAATCATACGAAGAGCTGAAGAAACCTACACTAACGGCTATATTCAAAAGAGCGAGTATGTTACTTTTAATCCTAAAGCTGACCTTGATAAAATAGATGCTTATGTCAACTCCAAGTTTATATCAGGCAACATTGACGAATTGGGTCGGGAAAAGCCCTTTTTCCAAACGGGTATAGCCAAAAGAAATATTACTTACAGGGCTACCGATATTGACAGGAAGAATATCAGAACGAAAGTAACCAAGCTAAAACAAACACTCGTAGGATTATTGGCTAAAGCTCATCTCCAAAACTGGATGAATGAATCCGACTTTGGGCAATTTCTCAATGACTGGGGACTTGTTTTGGCTACTTATAATTCTGCTATCTCTAAACACGTTGAACAAGACGGCAAACTTATTTCAAAAGTCGTTTCGTGGGGAACTATAATCTGCGATTTTGTTGATTTTGAGAATAACCCAAAGATTGAGAAGTTGTGGTTTACTCCGGCCCAATTAAGGCAAAATGAGAACTATGACCATGATATGGTTGAACAGCTTATCGCTGCTAAATCAACAAGAAAGAGTTTTACAGGCCGGCAGATAGACCAAAAAGCGGATTACATAGAAGTTTATGAAATCCATGGAGAGCTTCCGTTAAGTTGTTTAACGGATAAAGATGATGACGAAACTGTCTACCAACAGCAAATGCACATCGTTTCTTACAACAAAAGCAAAGGCAGGGGGAACTATGAGGACTTTACGCTCTTTTCAGGCAGAGAGAAGCAAGACCCTTATATGCTTACGAGCTTAATACCAAGCATTGACGGCTCTATTTCTCTTGACGGCTCAATAAAGAACAACTTTGAATCGCAGTGGATAGTAAATGACACTCATAAAAAGATTAAGGACTATTTGGAGTTGGCCTTAAAGATGTTCTTTCAAACGCCCGACCCGAACTTTATGGGAAAAAATGCCATAAATAACGCGGATCAGGGAGATATATTTACCCATGCTCCAAATCAGCCCCTTACACAATTAAACAACAGGGCGGATATAGGGCCGGGATTAGCTTTTATCAATCAATGGGAAACACAGGGTAATCAAAATGCCGGCATATCGGAAGTAATGGCCGGCGAGAATCCCCCATCGGGCACGGCTTGGAGGCAAGTTCAAGCACTCTTACAAGAATCGCACTCTCTTTTTAAACTTATGAGGCAGAATAAGGGACTTGCTATTACCAGAATACTCAACAAATTTGTCGCTTTTTTTATTCAAAAGAAAATGGATACGACTGAAGAAATCTCGGCGACCTTGGAATCTTATGATATTAAACAAATTGACAGGGCTTTCGTGCCGAGCGAAGCCATACGGGTAGCCAACGAACAGATTAAAACCGATATTCTTAGCGGCAAGATGACCCAGCAACCTGATATGAGCGTTATAGAATCGCAAATTCAAAGCAAATTAAATGAATTAGGCAATAAGAGGTATATCAGACCGTCCGACATAAAAACAACCAAATGGAAGGATGTTTTTAAGGATTTTAAATTTATATTTGAATGCGACCCGACTTCAGAATCCGAAGACCAGCAAGCGGTTATGGCAACCTTTGACACCGCTCTAAAGTTTATCGCCAGTTTAGGTGGTAGACCAATGACTCCCGTAGAGGAACTTTTATTTAATAAGTTGATGTCTCAAGCGGGATTTATTTCACCTATTGAACTTTCATCGGTTTCGCAACAGCAACCACAATTACAAACAGGACAGCCATTACAGCCAACAGCTCAAACTGGCGGCAGACAGGTCGGTATGGCAATGAATAATTTAGCAACTAATATAAAATAATTAAAATGAAAAACGGAAAACACATGATGAAAAATGGCAAAATGATGAAAGATTCTGAAATGAAAAAAATGATGAACAAACAGAAACGAATGAAAAAAGGAAAGAAGGGATATTAGAATGATAACGTTTAGCGATTTTTATGAAGGAGAATTAACAACAACGAAAGCGCGTGAAGCTTTTCTGGAAGCCGCTGTGTCCGGTGTAAAAGAATTAGAATTGACCAAAG